TTTTCTTTGACAAATACCAGGAACAGTTGAATGACTTCATGCTGGAGCAGATAGAGAATGGCGACACCCGCCCGGTGTTTTTTGTCATGTCTCCTGACGGCACAGGGTCAATCTTAATCTCGGGGTTATCCCCCAGGGGAAATCCTAATGGCATATCAAGCTCTCCTTTAAATGATTGGAGCCATAACTCGGGCCCTGATGGATTCAATGGTTTGTGGCTCATATCGAATATGGGAGCTATAGACTAACTTCAGGTCGCCAGACTCCATTTCCTCCCACGAGCAGTTCTCTTTCACTACTCCGTCTTTCTGCATCAGATAACCACTAAGTGATTTCTTCCCTGGGTCTGTGATGGGATCTTTTTTGATAGGGATGAGCTTGCCGTCAACTTTGATCTGAGATGCTTTAATTGCAAACCCTAGATCATCGCGACTATGGCTTTGCACCAATATCCCTCCAACGCCAATCACAAGGTTGGACGACGCCCAGCCCTGTTTCTCCATTGCGTCCAAAATGTCAGCATAGCGTTCATAGAACATGCCGTCCCCGTAGATGAGGCCGACCTTGGGGTTTAGTACTCTGTATCCCTTGCTGTTTACTGTGCCCCCGAAGACGCGCCACAAAAGCTGAAGGACGCCAGCCCTGACCTCCGGAGATGACCCAGATGGGTCTCCACATATGATCAAGCGCGGCTCTCCGCTGTCAGGGCGAAACACGACGCGGCCATCCCGGGCAAGGATCCTTTCGCTGAGGAGAGAGGCTAGAACTGAAACCGCATGGTAAACGTTGTAGGTGTCAGAGACGATGCTCACAATCCCAGTCGGGTAGAGGGTCAACATGTGCTCGAACGCATCAATCTCTCCGTCTCTCCCGTAGGAACACATAACGCTATGTTCAGACGCAGGCACCGAGACGCTGATTTGAGTTGCTGGGTCGGGGGCGTAGTGGGTCCTGATGAGATGAGACGCGAGGACTGTGTCAGAACCCAGGAAGTTGACAAGATGAGCAGCGCCAGAGATAGCCGCCGTTTCATTCGATGACGCTCCTCTATAGCCAAAGTCATGGACAGAATAGGGGACGTGGTCGGTATTGTCGCACGTCTTCTCCGCCATAGCCTGGGAAAGTCTCCGGTATTTTCTACTATAAGTAGCAACAGTGCACGGATTCCATACATGAAGGAACAGCGACTCAAGGAACCCGGGGAGCCAGTAATATTCGGTGACAGTATTCCTCACCGTCATCAGAACGGTGCCAGGCTTCACAATAGACCCCTCTGGGAGCGCTCTTATCTCAAGCGGGAGATGAGGCAGCCGACTCAGCGCCTCAAGCCTTTTCCTCCACTTGTCCCCGCTTACTCCCAGGATTGATTCATATTCTACGATGAACTCGTTGATATTCTCTTTAGTCAGGGTTTTCTTTAATGCCCCTGCCCCTAGATATTCGGAAAGAATATATTGAAGACCAAAAAACACCAGACTGTCATATTTTTTGTCGCTGCGAGCTGTCAGGTACGAATAAACCTCGGTCGTGTCTGGCGGGTACTGGTCCGCATGGCCCATTTTGTAAACGTCGGTGCAGAGGAGCCAATTTTTAGGGTTAGACATAGAAATTCTCCGAGATAAAAGTACTGTGAAAAACGTTAATGATATTAATCCTGTCGCCACCCTCAGCTTTGAGCTGAGCCTCACGCTCGGGAGTCAGTGCGGAGTTTGTGACGTAAATTTTGTCGTAATATTCAAGGAGAGGGGCTAAGCCCTTGGTGAACAGGCCGTGCGAGATGTACAAGTTCAGCTTGGGCGCTCCCTTTCCTTTCAATATCTTCGCTGCACTTATAAAAGTTGCTCCGCCGTCGCAGATGTCGTCGACGACTAAAATATCTGATCGCCACACATGCTCCAGCCCCGATGTTATCTTGTGAGAGGATATCTCACCGCGATCATCTCGGACCTTCTCTAAAAAAATCTTCTTATTTGTAGAACCAGGATCTGGCTTTTTTCCATTAAAGCAAACATTGTCTTCCATGGCCCTGCTATGTGCGGATTGGTCAGGGAAGCACAATGCGTAATTGTTAAGCTCGGAGAGAGCTACTAGGAACGGGTAAGGGGAAATGAACTTAATCGGGGCACGATCTCTGTCTCGATCCAAAGCGGAAGAATTCGATATTTGATCCTCCCATACATATACGGGGAGAGAAAACCTCTTTGGATTATGGCTGTCGAAAGTTATGATCTTGTCAAACCCCAGCGACCTCAAGAGAGGATAGACACATCCAGAACCCAAGGCGTCGCCTTTTTGGAACCGACGATCCGACCGCCCCGCAAATATATAAGGGGCATAAAGCGTATAAGTAGGGGCCCTCCTTTTGGCGACAGGACTCGGATGAGGGTTTTGATAGAAATCTCTGTAATACTGAGTAGCGCAGCCCTTCAAGGCGTCGACCGCCTGAGCAATAAGGAACAAATCATCAGCGCTTTTTATGCTGCACATAATGATAATATTCCCCCCCTCACACGCGATGCTGCTCCCATTTGATGTTATTCTCAGGTGAGACTGCCCATCGGGGAATCTAAAGGAATCAAATTCAATATCTGAACTTCCAAACCCTGAAAGATTCAAAACTCCGGCGTCGTAATTAAAGCGGTCCATAAAGCTTTCTCCTGCATTCATCGCAATAGTTATTTTTGCTAGATTTCTTTTTGAATTTCCCCTCAAGATATTGATCACCTTGATAGATGCTGCGGGGAGTTTCTTTTATGAGAGGTTCTTGCTTGCTGTCTTCGTAATTACAGACTGCGTATTTATTGCAATAAATGCATTTAGTTTTCACGTATTAACAATAGCATTATTTTTATTTTATTCAATATTAATAAACGGAATTAATACGCAGCGACAATTTGGGTGCGTGTCTTTAATCGGGATCACTGCATTATTAAAATCAAATATTTTGTCGTCAAGTGGACGGCAAATCTCGCAAACTTTCGCGTCTTTTTCTGTAACGAATCGCAATAATATTCCGGCCTTTTGAGCGATGACAGCCAAGCCCAGCATGGACGCGGCGTGCAATTGATCTTCAACAGCGCCACGTAGCGCAAGAATATTCTTTTTTGTCTTTTTGGATTTATTCCCAGTTGCAGCCTTGCCTTCGATTATAATCGCGGCAAGACGTTTTGCATTGACACCTGTTTTTTTTGCGCGCTTGCGAATTGATTTTTTTAATCCAGGCAAAGAATATCCAGAGGCGGCTCTCGCTGCTTCGTTGGCTGCTTGCGTGAGAATATTCGTCCCAATCCCTGAAGACCGGAGGAATCCGTAAAGACCGATCTCTTTGAACGTCAGCCCAACCATCCTCGACACTTGCTCGGGGAAAATTATTCCAAGTCGCGCAACATATTTAAGCTTCTCATCGTGATCTTCAGACAGGAGTGTCTCTTCTATCTTTTCTTCTTCTTCTCGCAAAAACCAAAGTATGGCCGCAATCTCTTCGTCCGTCAAATCCCGCATAGGGCTCCTCGTTGTGGGCTATTCCCCAAATGCTAGTGGTACGCAGCACGCACTCCTTGCATTTTGAGGAGGACATTCGCAAAGGGTGCTCTGCGCAGTTATCGAATCCAGGGGATAGCATCATTATTAGGCAGCCTGTTCTTTGGGCATCTGTGGTGGGGGTTCGCCGCCACCAGCCGCCACGGTCTCTTCGTTCTCAGGAGGGGCTGGAGGGTTTAGATAGTCTAGGTGCTGCTGCACGTGCATGAGGGTTGCCTGCAAAGATGCAGCACGGGCCCCCTCTGGGTCGAAGTCGAGGCTGGCGCGTGTTTCCACATCAAACGTGGTCTTTAAATGGTCCGCAATGTGCAGCTGGTGATTATCAGTAGCCAGTACTCGGACTGGCTGCCCGCCCATCAGCGATTCCGTCTCTCTCTTGATGTAGTCGAGCTCTGCTTGCTCTGGAGCAATAAGATCTTCCATGTTCCCCGTTTGTGTGACTGTCAAATACTGCTGCGCCGTGTGGACAATGTTGTTGCTGAGGAGATCTTTCGCCATTTCCATCCGCCCGGCCATGCTTTGAGACATTGGGTCTTGAGGCTCAACATAAATACCATAGACCGGCATGATGTCGGAAGACTTCCATCTTTTCACTGCTTCGGCTTTTGACTTGCCAGCGATGGCGACGACTCTCTCTGCCGAACAGAAGCGCTTGTGCAAGTCTAGAATGAAGTTCCAAACGTCAGTGTAAAGCTCAATGACAGCATTCTGGAACCCAGAGGAGAACTGTATGGCCTGAGACTGGACGATGCCAAGGGCAACACCTGCTTTCAGGTTCTTATCTGGATCGCCCCTTGCAACAGAGTTCACGCCTGAAAGAGTTTCCATCGTCTTTTCGAATATAGAACTCAACTGGACAAGCTCGCCTATATTACTCAGCATACTAAGAGGCTGGGGAACCATCGCTCCGGCTGGGACAGCGAATCCACGCATACCACCGCTTAAGCGCGTGGGGCTCATGCCGCTGCCCTCCTGGTACATCACACTTGGGACTCCGTAATGGGCGACCTGGGTCATCAATTGAGATGTCACCAGATTGTGGGCTTGTTGTACAGGCACCAAGTCATTAGCAAGCGTGTAGCCGTAAATGGTCCCCATCCATTCCTGGGGCTTGAGCAGGAAAACAGGCAAACGGTCGTAAGGGTTTGGGCCATCGTGAACACACAGATTCACATCGAGGGTGATAACATACCGACCCTGGGGGAGAAGCCCGTCGATTCGCTTGAAGTAGGTTTTAATCACGGGGACCATGTCTGTCCGCGTGTCCTCGATGTTCAGTTTCAACTGGTCATCTATCGGGTCAGGCTTCAGGTTCACGATCCTGTCGGCAAACTCGGGGTATCTGGTCGCAAGCTCGAATTTGTTCGCGTAATCCCTCACACTCACCCATTGTGCATCATTCCAATCCGTGATTCGAGGGTCAATGCGAAAATCGAAAGGAGTAAGGGCCCTAGGGCTGATATCTCCAGAGTAAACGACGTTGTCGCCTTCGACTGTCACAGGCTCACCCGCCATGGGGTCCCACTCACAGAAGAACGCGCCTGTCCCGAAGATGAGGCCTCTCTCGCTCGTGTTGCGGAAATACTTTGTGAGCCTATGGACCCTGGTCTCGTGCTGGATAATGCTGTCGTACAAGGCCACAGCGCTAATGGACTCGGGGTCTGCGTTCTCAGCCATGCACTTCGGCACTGGAGGCTTTGCAAACACCATATTCATCCAGTGAGTGATGATATTCCGGAAGTGCGAGAAAGTCCCCGACATATTCTGGCCGTTGTCTCCCGTGATAGCCAGGCCCGTTCCGGCGTTCGGAGAAAAGCTGACATTCCGCATGTTGTAATACATGCGATAGTTCCGATACCACTGGGCCATCATCCCGTTGCTTCGGGTAGTCATGCTCCAGTCTTTCATCGAAGCCTTGGCCCATTGCGAGATTTTCAGGGCATCTGCTGTGCCCATGTATTCATTGTCTGAAAAATCAAAACTCATAGAAATCGTCCTCAGTTATTATTGGTTCTGGCACTATCTCCACCTCTGGGGCGATGTAGTAGTCAAAGTCATTCATCATGACGTTGTGTTGTTCGTTGAATCTGTGGGGGACAGGGTTTGATCTGACGTCTACGTGCCGGACCCCATAGACAAGAGCGTCTATGCCGTCCAAGTTCCCACACCCTGAAATCGGTTCATACTCTTTGCGGTTTCTCTTCCAAATCCCTATGTCAAGCTGCGAGATTAATCGCTTGCACCTCTCGTGTATTTTTATGCGGTCCTGTTGGAACCACAGTCGCAACTCATTGTTCCCAGCTTCCTTGCTGAAATTCTTGACGACCGGGATGCATGGGAGTTTATGGGTGTTTGTGATGTCGTTTATTAGTTGGAGGTCGTTATCGCATATGCGCTTGATCCCAACTTTACCGGGAGCGGTAGGTTTTTTATTCGGGAACCACTCAGCTTCTTTCTTTTTTATTTTGTTCGTCAAATCCTCTGTTGTGTTATCCACATTCGCATGATTCTGAACAATCTCGTCAAGGATCACCAAAGTAGCGGCCCTGAAGTCGTAATAAGCGAAAAGAACATGTGTAAATGCCTTGAATCCAAGATCCATAAAGCAGTACGCGTCGTAAAATCCTGGCCGTGGGGTGTCTCCGATCACGTGCCGCTCTCGTTTAAACTCTGGTATCACGCGCTTGTTCTCTTCTGTAACAAACTTGCACATGTACTCACGCTGAAAAAACGTTGATTCCATCCCCTTTTTGTTTGACTCTAGATCATCGTGGGATTGGTTCTCTTCGATTACCTTCTCTATGCGTGTTTGAGGGTACAGGGAACAATGGAACACATCACGAGTGAACACTGTCTCGTTGGTCATGCACTCCTGGTAAAGGCGGAATGAATCATGACCTGCTGTCTCCGGAGGGGTGGTGGACATGACTATCCGCCCATTGTTGCGCTCAGCTATGGAGTACAGAGCCCCCTTAATGATACTATAGCACTCGTGCCAGGCCCCGACCTCATCGCACACGATCTCATCAACGCCATCACCACGCAGCGAGCGGCCCTTTGTCTGGTCAACGCCGGCCATCATAATGATTGACCCATTGGGGAACTGCCACGTGTGGGTGTTGCCTATTTTCCTTGGCCATAGCTCTCTAGGCAGATATTTTTCCCTGACTTCATCAAGGTGCTTCTCAAACACACGCGTTACCTGGTCAAGAGTCGCAGCCAGAAACCACACACGGCGTTTCTTCATCGAGCACAGCCAGACGTAGTAGCACACTAGGAAATACGATTTACCAAAGCCACGCGTGCACAGGAGGAACGCGTAAGTTTTCTTCAAAGACTGGATGAAGTGCATCGCCTCGATTTGCTCTGGGTGCAGAATATGGCCAAGCCATCCTCTACGCCAGAGCTCGTGGTTGATGCTACTTATGGGGATCCTGCTTAGCTGTGACTGCGAATGCATGCAGATCCTCAGTGGAGACGTTTGAGAGGTTGACCGATCCTGCGTTGATTCCAATGGTGGACTGGAGCTGTGCCGCGTCGTGGTATTCACTCCTCGCGATGTTGCGCATCACGAATTGCCAGGCTGGGGCACTAAATCCGTCAAGTTCTCCGTACATGCCGAGGATGCCTTGCTGCTCGTGCTTCAGCTGGCGTGCCCCGCATCCTATTTCATAGGCCTCTGAGAACTCGGGGATATGCCTTGGGTTTGATGGGTCAATCCATGAATAGACAGCAGAGCGAGAGACACCAACAAGGCCCGCGAATGAGCCTGGGCTGTACCCCTGCGCCATGTGTGCAATCAGCTTCTCTGCGTATTCGTGACGGTAAACGCTTTCTCTGGGAGTCGCTCCCTTAGGCGGCTTCTCAGCCGGAGATTTCTTTTTCATGCCTAATTATTGCTTTTGCATCAGATGAGCACAAGCAGAGCGTGAGCATCTCCCGTATTGACAGAGACTCTCTCTCTTGCTATTGAATAGTCATGAACATTATTATTCGTATCTTGACGTTCCCGTTTTATCTCGTGAGGGCTGTATGCTTAACCCACCCCATAATCTCGGCGATTGTCATCGTGGTCGTGTATTTCCTTGCGGGCACTCCGGGCTGGAGTTTCAATCACAAGTATTCGATCTATCTGAACAGGTCCGAACAGCTGCCAAAAGGACAAGGCGGGCAGGAGATCTGGTTCTATCTTGCGTGCCTATTTGGGCTTTATCTCCTCTCGTGTTGCTGCGCTGGTTACTACAAGCTGCCACCTCCTAACTGGACCGGGAGCATGCTGTCTGGGGGCAAGTACCTAATTAATGCGTTGAAATCCGTGTGGGAGTCTGGCAGATAGCGGGGCAATGAAGGAAAAACCACTACAACAGATTAAAATGCCTGCTGGCAAAATGATGTATCATTTGACCGCGAGGTTTGACGATGAAGGTTATGAGTTTTTAGAGAAATTTGTACAGAAGCACAGTCCAACGATTCGGAATAAATCAGAGGCGATTAGATATATTATATATCTGTGTCTGCATAATAAGATCATCTAGCTTTTCAGTGCGCTCTATTACGTTATGGATGTTCCTGCTGGATGGCCCCTTAGGCCCTCTGTGCCAATAATGATATACTTTAATGAAGCCTCTCTTCTCCATCCTGCGCATAAATGCCCTTGCAGTTCCCACTCCCACTCTTATCCCTAACACTTCCCCGATCCAGACCTTAAATTTTCTGGCATTATTGGGGATTCTTAACGCAGGGTTCTTGCCCAGGTGACTCGCCAGGTGGGACATGAGAATCATGAAATGCCTGCCGCTAAGAAGGGCGGGGGCTTTGTAATGCCTCCCATAAAACCCATCTTGGGTTACCATGTCACACTCCCAATCTGCTCTGTCTCCGCCATGATCAGCTATTATCATTTCCCACCTGCAGCAGCATTAAACTGTGCCCGTTACCACCAAACCTTTATATTTTTTAAGCAGTCCGACTGTGGCGTTGAGTTGGGCCAATAACAGTTCATTATCACTTTTGAGCTTAAAACCATTACGGCGCGTAATATACTTATCCAAATCTTCCATAGTCAACGGGAGATCCAATAGGCAAGGAGAAGTGTTCATCATCTTTAAAGCCATCTCGCGATGCCCCGCAATATAGAGACAATACACCGAATCCGTCAGCAAAATATCATAATCATAAAAGTCGCCAATCCCCGAGCAATTGATGGCCACACTGGGTTTATCTTCTTTATTGTACTCTTCAATCTCTTTTCTGACTTCTTTATATTTCTCTGTGTTCATTTTCTTCTCCCTTGTTCCGTTTCTTCTCTAAACAGCATTATATACTACCATACTATTATTGCAAGGAGTATTGCTAAAAAAAATAAAAATAAAAATAAAGAGTACACTTGCCATTGACAAATAGAGAATCTTCAGATATTAAATACACAGGGAAGCGTGGACGATATGGGAAAGAAAAAACACCACATAAATTGTGACATGGCCAACCTGCTATTGGCACGCATGACAATTTTACCCAAGTTTTCGGACCCCTATCAAGCAATTCAATACACGCGAGAAAAAAGCCATTTTGTGTGTGACTGTCTAGATGGCCCAAAATCCAAACACCCAATTTGGACAACCAAAGAGCCAGCAGTAGCTATTGACCTTGACAGGTTCTACTCACTGGCTATGGATTTAGATGAAAAAACGAGCAAGAAATGAAGCCCAGATACATCATCCGCCTAAACTGGACAGAAGAAGTCCTAAAGCAAAAAAGCCTAGAGGTCACACATCAGGGGTCAATCCTTGGGGCGAAGAAAGTAGCGAGTAAGCTCGAAGACACGATTTACAACCATCTGATGTCTTCGCCTCGGCACATAAATAAGAGAATACGCTTAACCATCAAGACGGACGATGGGATTGTTTGGGTTAATGCAAAAGGGAGATGGGATGAAAAGTAAAATAATATTATATCCAAAGACCATTCTTAAATGGACGTCAATTAAAACGCCACCAGCCGCCACAGATTTAATCCGAGGCATGAATTCATATTACAAGGATTACTTGCTACTTGTCCGGCAAGAGATAGACCTGACACAGCAGGAGCGCATGCTCATAAGACTTGGGAAAATAAATGAGCCAGCGCCTTTGACCATTATCTGCGGGACTTTCAACAAGTCGAGGATGGACCAAAAAGCCGAGTCTGGGTATTGGCTCCCAGCGCACTTGATTGAAATCATATGCTATGCGGAAATTCCAAAACTGGAAGCAAAAGATTTTTTAACCCCACTGACAGGGGTTAAATCCCATGATTAAGATTCCACCAGATACAGTCATCAAATGGAAGCCTGCAAGTATATTCCCAAAGGACAGCGAGCTTGAAGGTGGCGTCGAAGGCTTTTCCTATTTCCGACATTACTTGGGACTTGTGAATTACAAGTGGGGGTCGCGGATAGTTAAACATGACCAGCTCACTCTCCAGATTGTGGCCTTCCATCACCCTCTTTCTCATCCAGCTTTTTGGTCGCCGAATCAGGATGATGTTGAAGTGCTTTTCTACGCCGAGCTCCCAGAGTTTTTGAAGGCAGACTATTTGAATATCTTCAAGCTGAGCCAATAAGGCCCAGAAGTCAAGAGCTTAGAACTAAGCACCCAAAAATTATCTGTAAACGCAAATTCAATTATCTTTAAAGGAGAAAAAATGATCACACAGGAAAAATTTCTAAACACACTAAACAAATATAGAGAATGTGCAGAGGGATGGACCCCTAGCATATGGGGAGAAGACACCAAAGACCTGCTCAGATTTATTGAGCACCTCATAGCAGATGTAAAATCACTTGAAGACAACGTGTGGATGAATGCGTTCGTGGCGGGAATGATCTTGGAGTTTTTCCGTAAGATGAAGCCATCGGATAGATTTGAACCGCACCTCCGCTCTGCAAAATCCGTAGCTAAATACCTTTTGGTATACATGCCCAATGATAGAACAGGGACCAGGCCAGATCAGTTCTACGCTGTTAGGGACAATGTTATGGCCCATAATATCTCAAAGCTCACAGAAATTGAACCTCTCCCAAAGGAAGGAATAACTAACGAAACCCCGCTTTAACGTTAGTTATCCAAGAACAAGTAACGCAGCTCTAACTAGGAGACCCAATGCCATATTTAATAATTTACGACGAGATGCAGGAGGTGACGGACTTGGACAAGCAAAGAGAAATTATTGAGAGCGTACTGAAAAAATTAAAAGAATCTAATTCAAAACGGGGAATAACCTCGGTCACCACCATCATCGAGACATTCGGCCCTGGCCCCAAATTTTTCAGGATAACTCGGGAGGATGTGAAATGACCATGGCAGACGCTTTTAACGTTATGAGTCATTGTGTAACATTTTGTGTGATGGTTTTTGGATGCCTGGCTATCTGTGCTTTTTTCACAGTCTTAACCTGCGCTCCCATCTGGCTACTGGTTTGCTGGGCAAGCGACCCCCCAAAATGGCTCCGTGAATTACTGAGGAGAGGAGACGACTAATGAACAGAGAAGAATACAAAGAAGAATACAAAGAAGGCGCTTTAAAGGACAGGATGGATTCACTGGAAGAGTACATCGCGAATTTAAAGAAATTCACAAAAAGACTCGAGGCGATTACAGAGCGAGAGCTGTGGGACAACATCGGGCTTGACTGCCACGCATTAACTACATTCCGGCAAATAGATTGGGAGGTCAAATTGTTTTTAGAGGAGTTCCCGGCGGAGTGGGAGGACGAAGGGGATGAGTAAAGCAGAAGACAACTATAAAGCATATTTCCGCTCAGAAGCAGAAATAACCATGAGGTGCATGCGCACCATAAAAATATTCGGTGAAGGGATCACGATTGACATAGAAGCTCTGAGGCAACGGGGAGTGCAAGTGCAAATTGTCGATCCGGCTGGGACATTTGACTACAAGGGCCCCGACAAGCATATAAATATGTATGATCAAAGTTGCCGCAAAGCCGATAAACTATTAAAAATAACGGGCACAGTATTTTTTACTACATATGCAGGCTCGGTAATGAGCTCCGAGCCCCTAAAAATAGAGCTTAATCACGAAGATATATGGGAAGAAGCAAAAGGAGAAGTAGCAGAAGAAACTAAAAGAGAAAAAATCGACGACATAAAACAAAAGCTGCGAACCCGAAAATCTTTCTGGGATCGCATATCCCTATGGGGCAAGGGGAAATAAATTTTGATAAGGGAGGATGGAGCAATGGCTCATTTGGGAACAAGAATGCGTAAAATCACGGAGCAATTTTCTGATTACAAGACCAAAGAACAGCGCAAAGAAATTAGAGATGCACTGAAGAGGGTTAAATATTTACAATTTAATTTTGGGACTCTCAATGTCAGCTCTGGACCTGAAGGGAGGACAAAGATCAAAATATTGAAATTTCTTTCTGGGGCCAGCGTCATTGTCCGGGTTCTCTTTTATGTCCCCACCACCACTAGAGAAAGAATGCGGGCATATCTCCCTCTCTTTATTACGGGGGAGTCGTGGATTTACCCAACCTCCTTTCGAGGGGATGATTACGAAAGCCAAAGGATGATTATTACCTGTCCCAACTTCTCATACGACATGGCATCCCTTTTTGAAGAAGAAAGCGCCATGCAGGATGTCCTATCCGACGCTAGAGAGGAGACAGGGACTGAGCCCCCTCCGCATGAGCAATTTGACAAGTGCCCCTCTTATCTTCGGGGCAATCTGCCTGATCACGTGCCTGACACAAAAGAAACAACTTAAGAGACCCTTATGAAAGCATACACGGATTTTTTCTTTAAAGCGACGCTAGAGGCTGACACGCCCGATGAGGTCATCGAGGTGTTAAAATACATGACAGGAGGGAGAAGCCGGGGATCACGACGGACGCACGCGTTCGACGGGACCGAGTTCCGTGCGCTGTGCGAGCGCGAAGGGCTCCTGGTCGGTGTCGATGCGAAGCCGCCGCGCCCCTTCGCGATCGGCGTGAGGAGCTTCGTGCGTTTCGCAGAGCGGCTCGAGTCAGAGGTGGACGAGCTCGTCTGCGTCTCGTCGAGCTTCGAGGGCCGCCACCTGGCACATGGCGGTTCGTGGGGTGCGAGCGCGGCACAGGTGCTCGCATTCCTCGGCGACCACGAGCGCCGAGCGCGTCTCCGTGCTGCGGAGTCCGTGATCGCCCTCGAGTGCCACGGTTCGTTCGCGCTGCTTGCGGGCTGGGAGCTGAGTCGCAACTCCGGCGTGAAGGCGGCGCCCCTGCAGAAGCCGAACTTGGATGTCTGGCGACCGACCGAGAACGCGGAGGCGGGTCCGTCGTGGGCGGCGCCGCAGACGATCGAGAAGAGCCCGGCCGCCGAGGACGTGGCCATCTGCTTTTCCGTCACGCACGATGCCCGCGCTGACGTCGAGGCGTACCTGGCATCGCCTGGCGCGCCGTTGGTGCGCCGGCTCGTGGTGCTGAGCCCAGAGGGCGGGCCGTCGCCCCAGAGCATCAAGGGGCCAGACCACGCCTATCAGCTTGCGACTGCACTTCCGGCGCTTCTCACGACCGCACGCCCGAGCCGCACCGCGAGGGCGCACGTCTTCTTCGCGTGCCCCAACGCGCTGATGTTCTTCATCGGCCAGCAACGTGAAGCGCTCGGTCGCCTCGCGCTCTACGAGTTTGACTTCGGGATCGAGCGCGACGGGTCCTACCAGCTTTCCTTCTCGCTGCCGCCCCCGGCGAAGGCCGTCACGGAACACCAAGAGGCCGCGCCATGATCCTTGAAACCGACTTCGCTGACTTTCTGCAAGACATCCGCCCCACCAAGGCGATGCGCGATGACCTGAAGACCGGGCACCAGACGCTGCGCGACCGCCTCAACGCGGACGAGGGGCTATTTCTGTTCAGAGTGTGACATAGCGCCCACTTCCTTCTATCATACAGACATCGGCGTTGATTTCGAAACAGGAAACGAATATTACTCAGACGAGGAAGAGAGCGGCGACGGCGATGAATAGTGGGGCGGACCCACAAATAAAAAATCCAGCCCTAAAACAGGCCATACTATCCAGGCGATGAATAGTATGACCCGTTTTAGGGCTGGATTAGGAGAAGGTCGCCTGGGAGGGATTGGAGGGGAGAAGGCAGGCGACAACCCATATTCTCATGGATTATCGCCCCTGTCAACTTAATTCATCACCCTAGGGTGCTCATACAGTAATTTCTCAACATCCTCGCGACTGTACCTCTTCACGTATTCATCAAGCAGCTCATCAAATGTCTGCCCTGTTTGTTCGAGTAGCGCCTTGAACTGCAATTTGCCCAAAGAACGCATAAATCCTTGCTCCACTGAGTCTGCATTGTAGTAGTTGCTAAGGAACTCAATCATTGGGTCCTGGACGATTGCTTTGCCGGAAGCCTTGAGTTCTGGCCGTTCGTCCTGGGCTGAGACCTTGCGCCGCTCCATCTCTCGATATTGCTCCTCAAAAATCTTTTCCATCTGGTAGATAGACGGCAATGATTTATACTTCATCATTCGCGGGATGGCGTCGATGATTCTCTCCTCTGAATACTTCAAAAGGTTGCGTGCAATTTCTGCGGCTGCCTCGTCGTGGAGCCGGCGTCCGTAGAACCGAGAAAGCCGGATTACGCTTTTGACTGCTATCTCTTCTTTCTTCCTGCTCATTTTACCCTCTCAGCAATGAAAGAACCCTCTCGTCTTGAACCTGGTCGTCTATTTCCACTAGCTGGCGCTGCCCCTGGCTTCTTAGGAGGCCACTAGCGACAATCGCCCGGACTGGACGAGAAGGGTCTAGTTTGTGGCTTAGGATGGTTCCTATGTTGTGGCAGAAGGTAGTCCGTGGATTCCCCATCACGAAGTTGTGACCATCGCGAAGCAGATCGGGGGACGACCACCCCTTGAAGTAGTAATCAAGGAGTTCGAGGACCTTGTCAAGGGTGTAGGACCTCAGGACTCTCACCGCTGCCGTGTTCTCGGCGGCTCCCCACCCGGGGACATTATCGGCTCCGCAGTCCATTGCTTCCATGTAGAGGGCACAGAATCGGGATTTTATGACCTGAGAGGGCTTTTGCTCTGCGGCGCCCCCCAGGCCTTTTGTTTGCATGGCCAAGGCGTCGCCATAGGGTGACATGTCAGGACTGTCTGGCGGGCCCTTCTTGCGTGTTTTACGGGGAACCTGAGGCGAAGGGCCAGACTCACTCAGGCCTGTTATTAATGACGCATCTTCAGATGTGTTATTAATAACAGGGATATTGTTATTGTTATTGTTATTGGGTTGTCCTGACGGTAACCGTGCGGTTACCTGACGGTTACCGTCAGGTTCACCTGGTGGTGACCTATGGGTTACCTGGTGGTTACCGTCAGGTATACCGTGAGGTATACCGTGAGGTAACCGTGTGGTAACCGTGTGGTTACCTGAAGGTGACCGTGCGGTTGACCGTCTTTTGCGCTCTTCCACCCCAAGCCCAGAGATCCTAGACATGTGCCGCCTTGCCTCAAAATCCTTCTCTTTCCCCACCAGGGAATAACCGCCGTCAGCCCTAGCCAGGTACTCTGCCGCCTCCAAGACGTCCAAAACCTTGTCCCCGAGGTCCTGGTCATAGATTGCCATGTACTGTAGCGCCTCATCCCTAGTGAAAACCTCCCGCCCCGAGTCGATTGCCCCGTGCCAGAGAAAGACTAAATACCCCAACATCATAGTCTTGGCGTCACAGGTTACCCCGTGCTTGCCGGCGTAATAGGCTGCCCGCTCAAGCCTTCGCTTAGGGTCCCTTAGATCCGAATCCTCAACATTAACTCTCATCCCTCACTGCTCCTGCTTCCTGTTCATAACCTTGGTCATTCTCACCTTATACATAGACGCCATCGCGCAGAAATTGTCCTGCATAGCGCGGAGCATCTCGCACACAATAGGCGCCGACACCCGCGAGCTCATGCTCCCCATCTTCCCGGAAATTTCTATTTTTATCGCGTCGTCGTCTTCGTACATGACCCATTCGAGGGCATCGTCAATGTCTTTTGACCTTAGGCAAAAATCTACGTACTTCTCATGGTATGTCTTGTAATCCTTCATCTCTTTCTCCCGTTGTTAGAGTACAGCGGGAGTTTATCTCTAAAAAAAAGAGATGTCAAATCTATCTACAAGTTAAAATGGTATTTCTTCGTCATCAATAGGCGGAGCAGGGGGTTTTCTCGTCTGGGCAGGAGGAGTGGCGGCGGGGCGAGAAACCGGGGGTGGTGGCGTCCATTCTACATCAGGCATGGGGGCTGACTGAATTTCGCTGATCGTTTGCGCGACAAGAGACATAGAGCTTGAAACTTCGCCGTTTTTATTTTTGAAGTCGTTTTTCGTTATTTTGCCTTCCACCAGGACCGTTGACCCGACGCCCATGGTCAAGGCCAGTTCCTCGGCTTTCTCTGCGCTTTTTTCGAATTTAACGACCTTATACGTGTTATTCTTCTCTTTTTGTTGATCGAATACGTCAATGTTTGCAGTGATCATGACATATGACGCGCCATGTCTAATCTCGGGAATCGAGTTAACTTTACCTACAATTAAAAATTTGCTTATCATTAAGTTTTTGCGCTACATCTTCGACGGAATAAGCCAAGATATAAACGCCTCCATTTTCTGTTATTATTTTTTGAAAAGCTTTTTGGTTATCACTCTGGACGCCACCGGGGCGTTTGACCTCGATTTCTACCCGAACACCGCCCGGACCAATCCCAGTGATATCACCACTGCCAACATGGCCGAAGCGGATATAACGAGCGCGCGATCCAGTACTCGTTGTCGATTTGAAAAGCGCAGCTCCGGTGTTGTTCCTCCAGTAATAACCTGGGACATGAGATAGGTATTGAATGATTTCATTTTGAATCTCCTTTTCTGTTTTTTTTCTAATTTTCATTCTTCGATAAACGGGACAGGACATTCGCCCGCCTCCCACTGTGAAGTGTCAGGATTCCCGCAAATAGGGCATCCTCCCGCAATCCACGCCTGGATCCGCTCCATCATCTCATCACTCGTAATTCCTGGGTTTTTCATCAGAGCGTAAAGGTGCGTATTGCTGATGTTGAGGGTCAGGGCTAGCTGGGCTTTTTTGTAGCCAACCTTGCGCCTAAGCGAAGCCAGCCTCTTGGCTACAGCCTCAACAATGATCAGCCTCTTCTCGATCGGGATTCTAACTTCTTTTCTGTAATATGCCATAAGCTCCTTTTATAGTTGACTATTCTTTAAAAATAGAGTTATATATAACATGCCGCCAGACGTCAAGGAGATAATATGTAAATCGAAGAAATAGGGGCGTTAAAAAAGAATTTTTAAACAATTAGAAGGGAGATTCCAGGGAATGAGTAATTTGATTAAGAGTTATTTTGATAAAGACGTAGTACAGAACAAGTTAAAAGAGCTGCTCGGGGCCAGGGCCTCGGCGTTTGCGACATCGGTGCTTCAGATCGTAGCTTCGAACAAGCAGCTTGCGACGGCAGAGCCCCAAAGCGTGTTCAACGCTGCATGTATGGCCGCCACTCTCGACTTGCCGGTTAATTCTAATTTGGGGTTTGCGTATATCCTCCCCTACAAGGCCAAAAACAGCGAGGGCCGCTACACCGATGTCGCGCAGTTCCAGATTGGCTACAAAGGATTCATCCAGCTCGCCCAGAGAAGCGGGCAATTTAAAACAATAGCCGCGTCCCCAATATATAAAGGGCAGCTGGTTTCTAATAACCCCCTGACAGGGTGCAAATTTGATTTCTCCGCGAAAGAGTCGGAAGAAATAATCGGATATGCGGGATATTTCGCCTTGGTTAATGGATTCGAGAAAACAATTTATTTAACGGTGAAAGAGCTCGAAGGTCACGGGCTGAAATATTCTCAAACCTTCAAAAAAGGGTTTGGGCTTTGGAAAGAAAACTTTGAAGCAATGGCATTTAAAACAGTCATCAAGCTTTTGCTCTCGAAATACGCGCCGCTATCCATCGACATGCAAAGAGCCGTGATCACAGACCAGGCGGTGATTAAAGACATCGGAGACGAGACCGTAGACGTGGCGTACATCGACAACCCAAAGCAAACGTTCGAAGAAATATCAGACAGCAAAGAGCTTGAAAGGCTTAGGGACTACATCAAAAGGGCTGAAGACCCTGCCTGCCTTGTTAACGTTGAACGCATTGCCCTAAAGCTGGGGTTAGTAGACGAGCTAAACCAAAGGAGAGAAGAATTAAATGCCAAGTAATTTTTTAGTGAGAGCATCCCAGCTGTCCAGACTCATGACAGAGCCTAAATTAAAATCAGATAAAGACTCAGGAGCGTTGAGCGAGACCGCGAAGTCATTGGTCACAGAAATCTGGATGAAAGATTCGTTCGGGTACAAAGAAAACGTCGTCACCGACGAAATGATGAAAGGGCTTGTGTGTGAGCAAGACAGTATCGCGCTTGTTCAGGATATTCTTGGCGGAGAATTCCGCATAAAGAATACTACCCATTTTTCAAATGATTACGTTCAAGGGACTCCAGATATCATAAGAAACTCCGAGGATTTCTGCGAAGACGTCAAAACAAGCTACACTTTGCGCACGTTCTTGGAAGCAGAGCACAAAAAAGGCAGCGCTTATTGGTGGCAGGGACAAGCCTATATGTGGCTCACAGGTAAAACTCAGTACCGCCTTATGTATTGCCTTGTTGAGACCCCAGAAGACATATTAAATGAGCAGAAAAAACGTTTCTATTTTAAATTTGGGTGTGATGAAGGCAATAAAAATTACCAAGAAATCGCGGAACAAATAGATAGAAATAATTCTGCAATTAATAATATTAAAAAAGAAAGCAGATTAAAGATTTTTGAGTTCCCAAAAGACGATGAGTGCATTGAAAAAATAAAAATACAACACTCAAAGGCATTAAACTTTTACTTAACACTGAGGATTTAATTATGATGCAGATAGACAACAGAAACAAATTGATTTTAGACGATTTTAACGGCGTGAAGTATTTTGTACGCAAGTTTAAAGAACTCACAGGTCCTCTCGGGCAGTTAATAGCGATAATTGATGAAGAACTGGGGGAATGCTCCAACGAGCTAGAGATCCTAATGAAAGACATTCTCGAGTCCCGCCACATGGGAGGAGAAGACAAATATTTCTTAATCAGAGATAAGAAAGACTATTTGCTGCAAAGCCGCAACAAGGCGGAGACCTGGCTTCGGGAATGTGCGCTTGCCCCTGACGACTTCAGCGAGCCCCACCACCAAATGATCTTGTCCGAAGACGATCTCGCGTGGCTATTCACCTTCAAGACCGTCATGCAGTCGAAATTCAAAATGGAATCACCCCTTGAGGAAAAAGTCAGGGCTCTTCTGTCTCCTCGGGCCTTTCAGTTATAAAGTCTTTTAGGCTGTCTAGTATCCCTGGCATTTGAGACATTACAAGAACTCTCGACTTCAACCCAGTCGCTCCAGATGCGGCCATCCCGTCTAGAGCCCACTGCGCAGCCTTCCCTACTCTCCCAGGAGTTTTCGCCAGAGCCGCAAGTATGGATGGGTTTAATAGTAGCTTTTGAGTTTTTTCTAGCAGATATTTTGGGTTGTTCTCTAGCGCTCGGCCAGCGGCAGCAGCGACGTAAGGGGCGCCCATCGCGGCTATCCCTCCTAGCCCACTCATTGTCACCATCCCTTTTCCCATCAGGGCCGCCGCTCCAAGGCCGGCTCCACTAAGCCCTGCAGATCCCAGAGCCATGCGCTGACCTGTGGCGATGTTCCGAAGAGTCTTGCCTTGAGACTCTGCCAGCTTCTCCATCTCGGTGATTTGTTCTGTGGTCAACGGGATAGATATTTTGCCTGGGACAGCCGTTCGCTTATCCAACGTAAAAAAATGGGGGACTGATCCATACCCTCCGTACTGGCCCAGCCGTGTGCCCTCAGCCAGCTCTTTCTCTGACAGGTTTTTGTAGTTAAACCCGTTTTCGTCTAAGAGCCCTAGTTCAATCCTTCGAAGAGTGTCTGATGTTTCATGCACCGTGCGGGCCATTTGCTCGTCCTCCATCAACCGTTCAGCCCCAAGGAGTTTCATCTTGTTGCGCGTTGACTTGAGGTGAGTAGAGAGATTCAGCTTCACCGTCCCCCGCAGGAATTTCGCTAGGTTCTGGTTCCCGCCCGTCGCCGAGATAGCCTCTTCAATATATTCCTTTATCGTCTCAGGCGAAGGCTTATAGGCATCGCGGCTACGTTCTGAAAATGCCGCCTGGGCTGCCTTGACTACCGCCTCCCGTGCGTCCTTATTCCCCCATGCAGCAGCAAGACTGGTTGTCTCAGGGCTAAAGTCCTTCACGTGATCCAAGGCCGCAGCATATGCCCCAGACATCTGGTTCATTGAGTTTTTTATGAACTGCTCTTTCAGCTTAATTGTGTTTGTCGCAGAGTGGGGGATAACGCTGTCAGCAGAAACATTTACCACTCCGGAGGGCAACACTCCGCCCATGTACTGGCCAGCTGCTCCCACCTTCCCTAATACCCAGTCGATGGCGTCTGCAGGGAGCTGAAGGCCTTTGCCTACAAACTTACTAGCTGACTCGGCGGCTTTCTCTACTGCTGGATTTTGGGCCGCCCATTTGGCACTCGACATCACCGCCGGGACCGCCGCACCTATTGCCGCAGAGGAATAAATGCGCTCAGGGTCGAAAGCCTCTTGTCGGCCTTCTTCATCTGCCCCCATCAGCAAAGCGCTTTCTGCCATCTTCCCTGCAACAGGCGCCGATGTCTTCACAAAATCAGCAGCTTTAGACACAAATTCAGGCATTGCAGGGGTTGGAATGGACTTAACCGCGCCGGAAATCGCAGAACCAGCCCTAGAGAGTGCCGGGCCGACTTTGGGAATGGCGGAAATGAGCTCTCCTGCTTTCCCGGCCACACCTGCCCCGACCTTTGCCACTGAGGGCAAGGCTCCAGCGAGAGCCCCTGCGGCTTTGCCGGCTAAGCCAAACCCCACTGTATTACCGAGTATTTCGCCCACACCATAAGCAGTGGGGCTATTGTTTTGGATCCCTCTGTCCTCCATCCGCAGATAGTCCCTCGCTTTCTGGTAGTCATCGCCAGAAGAAGCCCCTGCCACGTTAGCCGCCTGTATCTCGTCCGCATGGTTAAACGTGCCTCCCTGTAAAAACCCCTGATGCAGCCCGAGCATGCCGGCCCCTATAGGGTTTTTTGTGAAGAAATTAGGGAAAATCTCTGGGAAATTGCGCGGAGTTTCTTTGGGGGCCATGCCCTTTGGATACATCCTGGCCCTGGACTTGGCAGAAATTGCGGCATAATCAGACTTTGCTTTCTGATATTTTTCTTTTTGGGCCTTTTGGGCTTCAGCTATAGGATCAGGGGGAGGCGCTGCCGCTGCTGCTGCTGCTGCTCGCTCCTGTTCTTCTGCTTCGTAAAGGATAAGCATGTCTTCGTCTAGCTGTTGCTGCTTCGATTTCTCGGCCATTATTTGCCTCCTGCTCTATCGATCACTTTCTGGGCCATGGCCTTCATCTCTGGCGATGATTCGGGGCTCGAGAGCACTCTTCTAGCTGCTTCAATCTGCTTCGGGCTGACAGGGGCAGCGGGCTGGGCAGGAGCCTTGGAGGCGTTGGGGCCGTACACTTCGTCAAATGCTTGGGCAGGGCTTTTCCCTGCCTTCACAGCGGCATCAAGGGCCTGAGCTTTTTTTGCTGTGCCCGATCTGTCGGAGAACTTACCCCCCGGGAGTTCTTGATATTCCTCCACTGTCTTTGCCAGCCTGTCCGTAAGAATCTTGATTATGTTCCCCATCTTTGTTTCATAGGCTTTATCATCTGTCTTCATCGATGTCGTTTCAGCCGCAAGCCTTGCTGTGTCCTCCTTGGTTACGCCCTTCCCTGTGTTGTCCTTGATAATCTCGTTTGTCACTTTTGCATTGTGAAAACCAGCGTTGATGAAGTCATCGCTTACGAACAAATCGCCGGTGTAATCCTCCAGCCCGCCTTGGATTCTCCCGATCAAAGGCCCTGTGTTTGCTTTCTTTTTTGCCTTTAATGCTTCTTTTGCCAACTTGGTTTTAGTTATGAGCTCCGTCACTCTCTCATTGATTTTAGCTTCTGGCCCGCTGAGCCGGAGCTCGGCTGCTTTCTGTGCGTCTTTTTCTTTCTGAGCGGCCAGCCTTTCTCTCTCTATTTTTAGCTTCTCATCATCAACCTGTGCTTTGTGGGCTAGATCGTCAGCGTGAGTCCTATAATTTGACCATGCCAGGTTATTTGTCGCTTGCTGCTGGGCCCTGGTGGCATCAAGCGTCGCATCACGGTACCCCTGGAGCCCCTGCGCTGTTTCACGTGCAACATTCCGCTGTTCGATCTTGTCCCGCATGTCGAACAAGGCTTTGTTGTCAGCTTCCATCTGCTTAATCTCTTCGGCGCTTCTGGGCGCGGAAGTCGCCCATTGGGCGGCTTTCCTGAACATGTTGGCCAAAGGAGACGGGGTGCCATCTCTGGCGTCGAATTTATCCAGGAATTCAGCTGCCCGGGCTGCGCTATCTGAGAACTGGGCCACTCTTTGCCTGGAGAATTCAGATGAAGCGTCTCTCTCTTGTCTTATTCGGTCCAGGGCTGACTGCCGCTGCTGGGCCTGAATGTCCCGCTCTTGGTTTAGGTATTTTCGGTCCTCGATCTTTGAAGAAAGGTCTTCAAGCTTAGACCCCATCTCGAAATCGCCCTTGGTTTTCTCTCTGTCCCTCATGGCCTGAGTGATAGGGGCCTGCATCATCTGCTGCCACCCGTTGGCCATGGCTTCCTTGTCTTGAGAGCTTGGCCCGATGTTATAAGTGCGCCCGTTGTTATAAAACACACTGGGAGAACCCCTCAGCATCGACCCAAGGCCTGTCGCGACCACGGACCCGATATTGGCTGATCGCTGCACTTCCGGATCAACGAGGGGCTTCCTCATAGTCTGGTAGTCGGCTGTCAGGTCCTTAAGCACTTGATCATCACCAGATGAAGCATGAGGACGGCCCATCAGGGTCTTTAATGCCGCCAGTCCAGCCGGGGGCAAAGGCGCCTGCGGAGGAGGGGCTGCCTGCGCTGCCTTCGGGGGTGTGTCGGCTTGGACTGGGTCAATACTGACAGTCCCCATCCCCAAGTCGTCCTGCTCGGGCATCTCGGGCTCGGGGGCCGGCTGCTGGACATCGTCTACCCCGGAGAATGGATTGTAGTGTTTCTTCTTAGGCGCGACAGTCCTAGGGACTGCCCCGAAATTGTCAAATCTTGGATATGCCATTTAGCCCCCTGTCAGTTTTCTGCGTCTTTGGTCGAAATAGTCTTGAGAGCTGCCTGCGCCAGTTGCTGGGTTCTTCGCGCGAAGCGTCATGCCTTCATCTGCGGAGTAGTTCCCGCCCGAAGTCATCCTCCCACTCCCACTGGACACTGCAACAGGAGGAATGCCTGCGGCCATCATGCCGATATTCATCGCGTCATTTACTGTCCCTGACACGGCATTTTGAGCATTTGCTGCTCTGTCCCCAATGCTCTGCGATTTCTGCCCAGATAGAGCCGCGTCTCTGTCATAACGGCCGACCTCAAAGTCGGAACGAGTCAGAACGTTTCTGTCTCCTCTGTCCATGTTATACATCGACCCAGCGTTGGCGGCGTTGGCGTCGAACGTTGCCTTGTTCCATCGCTGCTGATTGTTGTAGCGATTGAATTCATTGATGATGTCGGAACGTTTAAATGCCTCTTGCTGATCCTGGGCACGCATTGCGCTTAACCCCTGGTTCGCATGAGCTTGAGCCGTTAGCTTCTCCATTGCCGCCTGCGCTGCAGATGTTAATCCTGCCTCCTGAGCCCTATTCGCCGACTCCTGCCCGCCCATCGCTCGCATCGCGAATTCAAGGCCTCCCCCTGAAACGCCTCGAGCCGCCGCATCGTTCATTACGGCCTGAGATTGCTGCCTTGCCATATCCGAGGCCCTAGAGATTGCCCTGTATCTGCCAAGGTCCTGTTCCGCATCTGCTGCCCCGTTGGCCCTGGCCATTAGGGCTTTAAGGCCTGCCATCTGCTCATCTCGCACCTCCGGGCTCAGCTGGAAATCCGTATACTGAGCGTCCCCGGGGTCTTGGAGCATTTTGGGGAGGTAATTTTCGGCCGAGAACTCGGGAGCTTTCAAGGCATTAAGTTTGCCCCGTTGCTGTTCTCTTATCTGGTCTTGCTCTTCTCGGGCATTCTCACCGATGAACCAATTAATGAGTGTGTCTAATACAGGCATGTTATCCGTACCCTCCCCATTGTCCGTTACGTCTGTCTCTCTCTTCTATCGGGTCAAAAGGCCCTGGCTGCGTAGGAGTTGAGTCATAAATTTCAATGTCCTTCAGCGGAGGAGCCTGGGGCGTAGGATCTTTGCTCCAGTCTCGATCTAGGGGCTCATATCCTGGTTTTGGAGGCATCCATTGGCCCGCCTGCGGGGCGCGATTATGCCCGGGGTCTTTCCCTACAGGCATTGGGTCATACGCGCTGTTTTTCACTGGGTCTTTCCATGGCTTGCCCAGGAGCCGGGAGAGGCCCGCATATAGCTGCTGACCACCTGGGCGGCTTCTTGCTGCTGCGTCCTCTGTCGTCGGGTCCTTCCAAAGTCCTTCAAGGGCAGCTTTTGTCGCTTCGCTTCTCGTTTTTTGGTATTCCGGGATACCAACGCCCGAAGCCGTAACTTCTGCTAGCCGGTCTGCCCCTGTTTTTGCTTCGGCCCTAATCCCTTTGTTCGTCTGGAAAAGGCTTGAATCTAGGGCTTCCATACCCGACGTGTAGTTAGAGGGGGACATTGCCACGGATGACGCAAGAGAATCTGGGCGCCCGGCCGTTCTCCCTTGTGTGGGATTCCTTAGGGCATCAGTTATCTGCGGTATCCTATTGAACTGCTCAGCGCCTGCCCGAGGCTTCAGCCCAATAGTTTGGAGCAGCTCGTCATATCGGGCAGGGGGCTGGTTCCCTGGGCCCCTGTCTATCTCTGACTGGGGGCCAGAACTCGCCAGGTCACGGAGCGTTTTGTCATCGAAAACGCCGGACGACAGCTGATTCTTGACATAGTCGTTCCCTTTGTTATAAAAATCAGTCCAGTAGTTGTTCACCCGGCCCTGAATCCCGGACTGGTCATTCTGTGCAACATAGCGATCCATATTCACGAACCCATTGCTCGCAAAAGGATTCTGTTTCGTCATACCTGTACTACCTGGCCCTGTGCCTGGTACTGACATTGGCTGAATGCCTTCTGCTATGGTAAGCGGAGCCGCAGCGTTCTGTTCATCTTCTCTTTTCTTTATAATAGCCATTAGTCACCACCTAAAACATAAACAGTACAGTCTGTCTGAGTCCCAGCGCCTGCTTTGAACTCAAGAGTAATTAATATCTCATTCTTTTGATTATACCCCATCTGATACCCAGTAATCATTTGGTTCTCTGCGATCACAGGCAAAATCCCGATGGGACGCTTGCTTTTTGAATTCTTAAAAGCTACCTCGACACCATGGGTGAATTTGTATTTGATCTCCTGACAGTAAAAATTGTCGAGGAACGTAAGGCGGCCGCCCAATCCAACAAAAACACTCGCAAGAATGTTGTTGAGGTAATCGAGGAAAACGCCCTTGAACCCCTTGGTGTCGTCAGGGAAGTTGTTACTGGATTGTCTGGCGAAATTTTCGAACTTCATGGGCTACAACCTGTCAGTGCGATCAGACATTACGTCTTCGATGTTAAAGGAAACACATTTCAAAGCGATTCTTGCGCCAGCTACGTTATTTTTTATCCGTACCCCTAACAGAGTACTTTCAAGTTTATCTCTTGGGACGGACACCCTCAGGGGTCTGAACCTTGTTGTGACTTTCTGCTCCCAGACAGGGTTCACGTCCCCGACTTCAACAGTGACATCATTCGGAGGCGTCAGGTAGGAGTAATACCAGAATTTCTCTTTTGTGTCCCTCCAAGTTATGAATTGGACCTTTAATTTGTAGCTGTCGTCAATCGAGCCAATGACTACAATGTGTGGTATTTTCTTCAAAATGCCAGCATTGCCACCAGTAATAGGCATGAGTTCTAATTCCCAAGGGATGGGGCGCAGGCAAGTCTTCGACCCGACAGTGAGGCCGTCAACAGTATTAAGCACTGCCAGTCCGGTGCCTGAGTTGTAAGTATCCACGATGTAGCGACGGGGTCCATCAAGGATGACCCAGCCCGGGCCAATGCCGTCGGGATAACCGAACTGCGCAAAATATCCGTCATAGTTCACGCCCGCAGCAAAAGTCGACAAGGTAACTGTCTTTGTCGCCGTGACGATCGTTGATACCGTTACGGTCGCTTCCTCATCCCAGAACTGGTCGCCGATGTCTCGCTGCCTTAGGACATAGCCTTTTGTATTATTCAGCCCGTAATAGACGCGGTCCTTGAGCGCAGCAAAGCAGCTGGAGTTTATCAGCCACCTGGTCCAGGTGTTTGTGACAAAGTTATAAGCGAAAGTAGTATAAGGGTAGGCCACCCCTTCGGTCTTGAGTTCCGGGTCGAACGTGGAGAGCAAGTAAAGACGCTGAGCATCAACGCCATACCCTACGCTGAACCCATCCCCACCAATGCTCCCTTTCGTAATCTGAAACTCCTCAGAGCGGCCGATAAGCTCGACACCCGCAGAGCTGATCCTGACCGGCCCCTGGTTTGTGAGACCGTAGGCCTTGCCTTCTAAGACCGCGAATGAGTCGTGCCGGTCCCCGATTGTCACTGTGTTATCCAGCAGCGAGATATTGAAGTTAGAGGGAGCCGTTCCTGTCAGAATCCAGATACTGGAGTCTTTGATTATACAAAGGCAGTCTCTGAGCTCCAGGATGCGCCGGATGGGCTCATTGTCGTTTCCCACTGGGTAATAGTTAACCAGCGGCACGTGCTCGGGCTGCTGCGCCTTACTGAAGAATATCCAGCCAGGGCGTTGATTATTCGATGTTTGTATCTTGGTGCCAGACGTTGGGAGTTTTGGCTCGAAATTGTTGCCAATGTCCGCAGACGAGGTGATGGCATAAGGCGAATCACCGTAGAGTCTCTCCTCAATCTGCATAATACCGGGTGTCTCATCGACCTGTGACCCATAAAACATCAGGTAACGACTATTCGCAGGATTCCGAGAAGCAACGCGGCAAATGCTTTCTGCTGTGCCTCGGATCTTCTCCGATGATGTCCCTGCTGTGTAGAAGACGAATGTTCCAGTCGCCGTATTCTCGCCGGCAGGTGAGGTACTATAAGCTCCGCCGTAGCTTGCCGCAGTATAAGTCACTCCGCCTATGACAAGAGTGCTGCCCGCAACAAATCCCGCTGTCCCTACTAGACTCAAAATCGCTCGCTGTTTGCCTGTGACATTCGAGAAGAACATGTAGTCGCGATATCGGCTGATATCCGTGCAGTAAGGAGGAGTGGCATTGGCCTGGAGAATCCCCTCAACAGAAGCGTTTGTGTAGAGGGGCTCACCTAAGAGCTCCTGAGGTCTGAAGTCTTGGAATGACATCTGACCTGCGAAAAGATCTGCTATGGTCGGAGAGCCAACCCAGCATAGAAACATCTCATCGCCTGGGTCCGAGGCAGACACATACGTCCGATAAACCTTGAGAACGTGATCAGTCGTCACGAACGGGGGAATGGTCGTGGTGACAACGACATCTCTGTCTGCGGCGTCAGTGTTCTTTATGGTAACGCGAGGGGAGGGAATCCCAAAAATAAGGTTGGAGTTGCCATCGGTGACGCTCCAGACAGACCGATAGCCCAGAAATTCATTCGGCTTGAAAATCCCAGTAATAGTTGCCATTGCGGTGGTTAGGACAACCTGGTTATCCAGCGCTCTTGTCATGCCCGCGGCCCCGTACTGGGTCGTTCCCGCCATTTTCATCGGGCCAATTGTTGACGGCCAGTAGATATTCCTGTTTTGTTCTGCAAAATGAATGCGGCCCATGGTGTCCTTTATGGCTCAATAATCGGGAGAATCCCGTAGCCATTCTGGCTCCCGAGAACAAAAAAATCGCCAGCAATGGTCGCCAAATTGCCACTCCCAGCTGTGGAAAGCTTCCGAAGAAGGGCATTGCTGTCTAAAATCCAGATTGCCCCGCCGCCATAAGCCATGCCTGTAACATTGAGGATCTGAGCCGAAGAGATTGCTCCGTCTTTTACTGACCCGTAAGTGCAAATGCGAGTGACAAGGGTTCCAGATGTCAGCCTTAAAGTCAAAACGCTTTGCCCGGAGATATTCGCATTAACTGTCCATATATTCCCCCCATCAAAAACAGCATAATTCAGACCTCCTCCTAGGCCGGAGATGATGCTGATGAGGGCTCCTGCTGTATCAATTTTATACATGCTGCCAGGGGAAAACACTAGGAACAGATACCCCTGGGCGCTAACGATTGAAGAAAAAGCAAATGCTGCAGTGTAAACGGTAGAGACGGCCCCTGTGGTAAGGTCGACCCTCCGCACGATATTGGACAAAGGCTGATCGATTATAAACGCGTAACCGCCCTCTATGGCTATGGACCCAAGAGCAAAAGGGGACACCTGGAACCGCACCACAGCCCCCACGCCGTCCACGTACCCGGCGGCAAACGCTGTGCCAGCAAGAGTAGTGACAGCCCCTGTCACACGGTCTATGACTCTCAAGGTCTGGTCAGAGCATATCGCATAGATCTTGTTCCCGACCATCGCCAGGCTTTGGATCCCCGAGAACCGAGCGGCAGGGCCTAGGCCGTCGACGTGGGCGCTTACAGTAGGGTCTCCTGCTAAATCCTCAAACAGCATGTCCGAAAATCTCATTCTTCGGATATGAGTGCGGGATGCAATATATAGATAGACGCTATCCGCCACCAAGGCGACCGAATTTAGTGTCACGCCTCCACCTACCTGCACCCAATTACAATCTCCAGACTGCTTCCATAACTGGTTGTTTATGTGGCAGAAAACGAGGTCCTTGGATGCATAAAGCTGGCGAGGAATACCCGCTGGGAGCGATGACGAGCAATTACTGAACCCGGGCCGGCACTCTGCCACATTGTCCCGGTTGATCGAGACGTTATTCGCGGCCGAAGCAGCGCCCGCAGGGGCCATCAGTTCGTTGACTTGGTTGTAGAGCCCCGCGGACTCGTGAACAGGGATAAATGCCATTTGCGCTCCTAAAACCTTATGATCGCCATGAGCATCGAGTTTTCGAGCAGGGTCGGGGTTTCTGGGTGACCGTCGCTCCTCTCTGCCTGGACTCCCAGGGCTGCGGCCATCTGCCCAGCGATGCGGTCTTTGTTCAGGGCGTATGCCGTCTGATCCGCAGAGTTTTGCGAAATTCTTAGACAAATCAACTCTTTAAGGTACGGCTGAAGCTCCAACGGGAGCCCAGGGTAGACAGTCTCATTCACGAGGCAGACGTAATCCCCAGGGTTCAAAGCCGCCACAGAGGCAGCCGGGAATGTCTGGACACTTCCCGCAATAGCAGTCGCTGTGACCTTCGTTCCCGTCCTCTGGAATGGCGACACGCTGGAGTAGAAATCATGGACGCTTGACGCGGTGTAAGTCGCAGGAGGAGGTGCGGTATATGTTACCTCGCCTGAGATGTAGTTTACGCTTAGGACCTTAGCCGCGAGAGGGGTGTCAACCATCCGTGCCGGGCGTCTATAGTACCAGATTTGGTACTGATCCGAGGTGTTGCTAGGCGTGGGTGCAAAATTAATGTTCCCATCACCCAAGTAAAAAGCCGTGGGGAACCCGAAATTCTGGGGACCATAGGCCGCCAGGGTAGAAGTCTGGATCCGAGCCAAAGGAACAGGGACCCCGCCAGACATGCGTTTAACGTCTTTCACCGCACCGAACATCGAGTGCTCAGGGAGTGGATACCCGATCTGCCCGGAGATGAAGTTCCCCGTTAAGTTGTCCAGATAGTAGTTCTGGCGAAACCGGATCATCATGGGAACAACGGTTAAGAGCATTTCCTCGTCGCCAATCTTCAGAAGACTGGCAGCGTCAAAATTCCCCTGAGCCGTGCCGCCGTAGCTGTCACGCTTGATGTCGTTGAGCAGATCGTTCGTAGTGTACGGCATTAATAGGCCTTTTTAGGTCTTCCGCGTTGTTTCTTCTCAGCCATAGGGGCGGGAGAAGGAGCTGGGCTGCTGTTCATCCGAGGTAAGAACCGACGAGGAGGGATCACGTCTTTATCCTGCTTGGGCTCTTCGGGCTCTTCTCCCATGGTCTCGCCTTCCTGTCCCTCTTCAGGGGCTGGCATCTCTGCTCCGCCGATTGCCTCTTCGACTTTTTTCTCTAATTCGCTCTCAGGCTCATCTTCGCCCTCTGGCATGTCGTCGGGCAGCTCGTCGTCGTAGGGGATTTTTTCGCCTGAGACCAAAGCCCCAAGTTTACCCTTCATGGTCTCTTTCGCATGGGCCTTCAGCATCTTGATGACTTCCATCAAAGAGCTCTCAATCGCTTTTATTTTTTCCATTTTAAATCTTCCTTTGGTTTTGCATCTTTAGAGACATATCCCAGCACTGCGAGAGCTAGCGCCTGGATAATGTAAGGAGTCCACTCTTTCAACGGCTTACCGGATAGGCCTTCAACCTGGGACAGGATCGTAAGCGCCCCGAACACAATGCCGACAACAGTCGTTCGCCAGTTATTCATCGTCTTCATCCTTCCGGCGAGGCATCATTGTATTATTTTCAATGTGCCAAACCTTCCTTTTCAGGGATTCAATGTCATTGCGCATGTTCTTGGCTGTCTCGTTGTGGTGTTCAATGGTGACAAGAGCGCCGAGCCTAGCCTTGATCTCATTAATGCTGTTGTTCTGGTTGACCACCTGCTCTGACACTCCAGCGATTCGTTTGTGCAAATCATCCAAATTTCCCATAAAATCCTTATAGAGCTTGGCAAGAACCCAATTGATGAGTTTTCCCAAGATAAACAACAAGATAAGAACCGCGCCAACCCAAATCGGGCCGGGGATCCACTGCTCAAAAGCTGTAAATATCTTTTGTTCCATGGGCATCACCTACAATCTCGCACCTGGCCATGGGGGGAATCCATCATCGGCGGGTGACTCAGAGACTGCCCAGCCAGAAATTACACGCCATTTCTGAAGAGGGGCGATTTTTTTCTGGTCGGTCTCAAAAGCCCCATAGGCTGCTGTCAGGTCGGCAGGGGCCAATTTGTCAAACATTCTTGTTTTAGAGTCAAACTTAGACCCTTCTCCGGGGGGAGTAATGATCGAATAGATCTCCACTCCTGATTTCGTGTCGACCGTGTACACAAATTTGTAAATGACTGGGGAAGCTGGAGTTGTTTTGTCTTGGACCTGTAAATAATATTTCATTCTGTTCCTTTGGTTATTTGATCTTTAAATTCTTAGTGTAAAATCCGGATTGATAGTTCGCCGACCCGTCGCCGCCGACCACAAACGGGCCAGAGTCAATAGGGGAGGTGAAAGTTGCCGTGGCTGTTTGGCCAGAGGTAAGTTCTTTATTCGTCATGGTTGTGCCTCCCCACTCTTGAGCGAAGCTCAGCGTTTGCCCTGAGATATAAGGGACAGTGATGGTTGCCGTGTGTGCACCGTCAGAAAGCGTGAAGTTGCTAGTCCCTGCCACGCTGCCAGCCATGCCCCCAAACCCAGCCCAATAGACGCGAGTGTTTGACGATGGCTCGGAGGAATTAGACAGAGCTGTGATTTCTCCTGTTAGTTTCCCCTTGGTGTAGTCAATCGCAGGAGTTGCCGGGTACTGAATAAAGTCATAGGACTTGAAATTCCCGCCAGCAACTGATTCATACACAAAAGGAGCCGCCGCATAGTCGAACCCAGGCATAAGCTGGACATGATAGAAAGACAGAGATTTGGTGTTTGCTTCTCGGCCGTTGCACACAAGAAAAAGCAATGATCCGCCAGTGATATCATTGGCAAATATTGCCTTGTGAGTTTTTTTGCCTGCCCCCAAATACGGGGCAACATTGTAAGTTATGGCAGGAGTCCACCCCGACGCGGCTTGGTCGTAGTATTTACCTGTCGCAAAGTTGTAAACCTGCCAGTAAGCATTCGCACCCACATCTAGGGCCGCCCACTCAAAACTCAGCCAGCAGGGCGTCAATCCTCCCAGGAATGGGTAAATCCAATAAACGCCGTATTCATTAGCCGCTAAGTCGTTGACGACGTTGAGGCCGTTGCCTCCGACGTTCACGTTGCAGTTCGCGTCTGGGACGTAGCTGACAGAAGCTCCTGCGATAGAGTACCCAGTCCCAAAAGCCTCAGTGAATGTTGAATTCTGAAGCACATTTGATGTGTAATTCTCGGGCAAGACCCCGTAGTTGTTCATCCTGGCCCAGTTCTCGCCGAACTGCCAAATCGATCCGTTGACTGTAAGTGCTGACTTAGTGGCGCACGAGAACACCAAAGGAGAGGTGCCTTTGACGTCCTGCAACCCCCAGAACTTGTAGCAAGCGGTCGCCCAAGAGGCTGTAGACACAATCTCTTGTGATCTCTGGATTTCGATAAGTTTGGAAGTGCCAAGGTTAAACCCTGCAGTGGCAGCGCCAACGATCAGATCGTCAGTGCCTCCCGAGAGGGGGACCCCTTCACCGACAGAGTTCCCGATGTCTTTGCCGTTCAAGGCCAGAGTCAAAGTCTTAGATGCCCCGTCATAGGTCATCTTCAGGCGGTAGGCCGCGAATCGCGAACACTGATATTGGACAACAGCATCATTGATCGTGTGCTGAACCCGCACCTCAATATAAGGCGTGGAGAAGATCGTGAAGATCGCGACATAGAAATTATACCCGGTTGGGGTAAACTGAGAGATTAAAATCTCATTGGAGACAAAATCGCCCGTAAAAAACAAGATGTCGTAAGTCGTAGTGGAAGACGCCGTTAAAAAATGGGCCGGGTCATAGGGGAGATAGTAGTAGCTCAAAGCGTCAAAATTCACTGCCTGGCGATGAGTAGTGCCATTGAAATTGCCAGCAGGGTCCAGAGGAGTTTCCAGCCCAGTGGTGGGGGTGCCTTCGGCAATAGCAGAGTAAGAGCCAGCCCGAGAGGCCCAGGAGGCAGGACCTGCGTCATCGGCAACGAGGTGAAGATCTGTAGTTGGGAGGGGATCAAACACAAACCCATTGCCAGCATAGCGGGCCCAGAATTTAAACGCAGGGGGAGGAGGAGCCAAAACGTTGTATGGCTTATCTGGTCCGTCAAACACGGACACTTTGCCTCCCCATACAGTTTGGCCCTTGGTCATTAGACGACCATCCTGCAAATCTCAACGGTGAGGTTAGACACTGTCCCGACACCGTTAACCCTAACTCCTATGCGGAATCGCGGATGGAACATGGGGAAAGTGTAAGGTCCGAGCTTTTGGCCTGACTGGGCAATTAAATAGTCGAAAACGGCAGGGTAAGAGGGCACAACAAATTCAGAGCCAGCATTCACCACTCCGGATGATGAATTCGTGTAAGGGAATGTATACCAATCGGCCAGAGCAGAAACTGCGGAGTCAGAGCTCAAGGCGCGAGGGTCAGAAGAGCCTTGGAGGCACCACTGCAAAGACGTAGCGCCAGCGCCCACTGTCGCCTGCAATGAAACGCCGATGTTGTTAATCGGCATCCCAGAGTTGAAAATGGGGCTGTAAACAAAACTGGTAGACGTGATGCTTGCGATTTGGAACGCATATTCAGAAACGGGGGCATACTGGAGCCCTGGGGTGTTGCTCATTACGTCTCCTGAAGGAAGAAAAGGGTTGAGGGGAGGGAGGAAGGATGCGGAACCCTCCCCTCAAGCAAGGCCTTACTAGTTATAAGTAGGCACGATATTGGTGATGCACCATTGAGCCGCAGGCTTCTTGGTGTAGATCGAATACTGATGATAGGTCCGGATCTCAAACGCGTTGGCATCTGGGACTTGGAACAAGTAGTAGTTGCTTTGACCTTGGGAAATGGCAGACTCAAGGATGATATCAGTCACGCCGCATCTCTTCCAGGTGTCCATCATCAGGCCGTAAGCATAACCAGCTTTGACTTTGGGGTGAGCGTAGATCGTGCAGCTACCGCGCGGAGTATGGATGACCAGGCCTTTGATGCCTCTATCCATCTCTTCCACTTTGTACTGATTGCCGCCGTAATGTCTCGCAGACTCAATCTCATTAACCAAGTCAATATAGCTGTATGGGTTAACCAGAGCCACGTGCTGGCCAGAGTTGCTGTAGAAGCTCTGACGTGTGATGATAGCCATGATCTTCAGGAACGTGAGAGGCGCCGCTCCAGCGTCAAACGTCGACGCTTTCAACAAAGGCTCGTTCGCGATCAAGTTGCCAAAATAGCTAGTGCCTGGCTCTGCCACGATGGAGTGGATGCCGCGTATCTCGTTGTTATTGGCGATTGACGCGCCGAAAGGACGCAAGATGTGCGTTGCCGCAAGGCCTGTCACATCATTCCAGAACAGCTTGCGAGTTTCTGGCTCGTATGATTTTAGCTCAATAGTCTTTACATACACACCCGCAGAAGTGTAGGCATCGAACAACGCGCCGATTCTGTCAGCGAACAACCCTACAGTCCATTCGCCGGCGGTGATGGTTGTGGTGTTGGCCACTACGTCAACAGCTGAAATCTCGCCCCATCCTTTTATGGCCTGGCCATAAAGGAGATTTGACTCAGCATTGCTGACGTGCGACAACTTCAGGTTGGTGAGGAGGTCTTCGATCCCATTCGTGGTATATCCTCCTCGCTCAAGACGTTTAATTGCCTCATATGTAATGCGATCGCGCATCGTCATTCCGGGCGCATTGATCTGCAGCCGGAGAGACGGACTCGAAACTGCAGGGTTTAGCTGCTGACTGGAGCCAGACGCATGGTATGTCGCGCCTTGTCCGTACTTTGTGATGAGCGGGACGAAATAGAATCCGCCCATGTCCATCTCGGAATCCATCTTTGCGATTCCGCGTTGGATAATGTTTTCCTCGGGGACAAGGCGATCAATGCCCTTCGCCCATGCGTCTTTAACGTTTTTGTCTACCTGGAGGTAGGTTTGTCCATTTAGTGCCATGATATAATCCTATGTTTAGGCGTTAGCGAGGGCCTCGTAGCGGACCTCGACAGTGAATTTGATTGTGTTTGCGGTGTTGAATGCGAAACCCGTGCAGGCGATTGTGAAAGCGCCATTCTTTGTCGCCAAGGTCACGCCTGTGTTTGCATTTCCGAAAAGATTTGTCGGATTAGCCGTGACGCCGCCGGTCATAGTCCCAGTGGGGGAGATTGTGAGCGGGAGGGTGTTAACAGACAGAATCTTCTTGACGTCGCCCGAGTTGATCAGGACGGCTACAGTACTGGGGGCCGCATTGCTGACCAACACTGGGAAATTCGCGGTTGTGTCGATAGACGTAGGCTGTACGTCACTTGCCACGTACACCTTCACCGCGTTGAAGCCTGAGGTGCTCGTGACAGCAGCCTTGATGTTGGCAAGCGTGGCGCTGCCATAGATAGTTACTTCAAATCGAAGAAGTCGCTCACTCAGCCGACCATATTCAAAGTCTGACTGGGTATTTGGCCATATACTCATTGTTAGGCTCTCCTGTTGAGTTTCAGGTACTCTTCCATGCCGAGATATTGCCCTGGCTGAGAGGAGGAGCTCCCTGTCTCTATTTTTGGTTGTGTTTTATTGTTGAGGAAACTGGCCTGGGTTTTAGCAGCGCGGGATGCCAGAATTTTAGCCGCACGCTGGAGACCCTTCTCGCCGATGAACTCAGCAAAACCGCGATCGTCCAGAGTGGATTGGATCCGTCGGTGATGATTTGTAACTTCGTGAAAGGCTAATTGAGCGACATGGCGAATCTCTGATCCTGGGACTTCACCAACAAGGTTGCTACTGATCATGTCAGCCATTCTTGCGACCGTGTATACATCGGCGGGAATGTTCGACTCGGTAAGCGCCTTTTGGAACTCTTGCAGGAAGTATTGCTTCTGCTGCTCAACTTCTCGGGTAAATGCTTGTTTTTTGTTGTTCTCTTCGAATTCGGCCCGCTGGGCTTCGAAACGCTGTCTTTCTTCTTGAAAGCGCTGTCTCTCGAGCTCCTCGGGCGAGAGAGTTCTCTCCTCAAAGTCCCGGGATAGCTCGTATTCAGAGATGGCGCGGGGGTCCCATCCCAATTGCTCTAAGAACTGCCTGGCCACAGCGGGGTCTTTGCGCCCAGATTCCGCCAGTTGCTGAAGCATTTGCTGCTTCTGGTAGAGCTCTTTCTCTTTGCTCGCGGCTTGCTCGAACTTCTTGTGAGCTCCACGGCGCAACTCCGCCAGCTGAGCCAAAGTCGTCTTTAGCTCTTCCTTAGTGAAATCACCGAGGTCATCAAGAGAAACTACTTCCGACTCTTTGGCTTTTTGCTGGGGCTTGTTTTGAGTATTGGATTTGGGCTTTTCGTCATACTCAACGTCTGCTTCCCCAAATTCGGAAGCAGGTGAGTCATCGGTCAAAGACATGCCGAACATGTCCCCGTTCCCCAGTGATGGGTTCAGGTAAGAATCGATTTCGCTGTGATCAGGCTGCTGCTGGCCTGCCTGTGGCGGGGGAGTCTGTGAAGATTGGAACTGTTCCATTTGCGCACCTTTGAGGACGTGATGTCCGGTGTGCGCAGAATGGGCCTATGGGCTGGGCATGTAAAATTAAAGCGTGTAGCGGGGCGTTAAGTGGCGGAGTCTGGCCGGGGCTCTTCGTCTGGTGCCAGTCCTGAGAGGGAATCAGAGAAACGCTTCAGGTTGTCGTAGTAGACTTCGAATCTGGGGATTGGCTCTCTTGAAAGCTCATATATCTCATCGACATGAGAGAATATGCACCTTAAGTCTTCTTCGCCATCGTTTGGTGCAGAAACGCAGTCAGAATAAATACAATAGAAAAGATGCCATTTTTTTTGACGCAATGTTAAATCCTTATAAGGGGTGATCCATAAAGATTTAAATTCACCTTGCTCTGGCATCACCCCAAGATCTTCTCGTATACGGAACCATCTACCGCGTATTCCCTTGCCCTTTTCGTGGCGCTCTCCCATTAAACGTTTTTGTTCCATTACTGCCTGATTTGCCCTTAGATAGTCCTTCCCGGTCAAAGCCATTTATCTTTGATCCTTTGCTGTTAACAATAAGCAGGCAAGCACTTTCGAGTGCCAGTAACGTCGTACTGACATGTCAAATTCTTATCGCGGCATTTATCCGCAGGGCCAATCTCGCACTCGTGAGCTTTGGGCTTCTCCTTCAATGGAGGGCGAGGGGCAGCCCAGTCGCTGTCACTAGATCTCTGGTCCTGGCGGATACGGCCTCGGAGCTGCACAGTGTTCCCATAACAGGAAGCGACGAATAATAACGGGGCGACGAGCAAAGCATTTTTAATCATTTTTTACCTTTCTTGTTTTTTGACCCTGGAGGGCGACCTCTTTTCGGGGCCTTGGTGGTCTTTCGGGCCGGGGCAGCATGCTTGGGTTTAGCTTTTAATGCCACAGGTTTTTTAGCATTGACTGGGGTTTTGGGTTTGAGCTTCGCTTTAACTTTAGCCTTTATTTTAGCTTTGGCTTTGGCTTCGGCTGTCACTTTTGCTTTGGCTTTTGGCTTCGCGGCCACTCTGGGCTTGGCTTTTACTTTAGCCTTTGGCTTCGGCTTCGCTGCCTTCTTCTCCGGAGGAGGCAACCCCTCCTTCACCCAAGGGGCCTCCAACGCTCTCACTGTGCCGTCAGGAGACATGACAAAAAACACCGGGCGGGTGTCGCCATTCTCTATCTGCTCCAGCATGAAGTCATTCAACTGTTCCTGGTATTTGTCAAAGAAAACACCTGAAGCTTTCATCGCAGACTCCTGGACCTTCGCCGCCTTTATCTCTTCCTGAAGGATGGGGACTCTTGCCGTGATATGATGAGGGCCCGAGGGGGATGATTGATTCCCCTGACCGGTCATTGCTCCTCTGTTCAAAAGAGCCTGGAAATGCGCGGCCATCTTCGGGTCTACTGGATTTGGTGGGTCTTGGTTATTGTTCATGATTTGTCCTTTTCATCAAATGGCATGCCCATTTTATCTGTAGCAAAATCAAACACAGCTAGAAGCATTTTGCTGTATTGCTCTATGCCTCTCCTCCCGCAAAAATGAGTAGTCTCACGGAAGTGGGAGACGAGAGAGCACCTGTCCGATCTCACAAGCCCTCTCGCGATTTCTTCCTCATTTACTATGCTCTTCTCCGGCATCTCTTCCTCAAGCCCCAAGATCTCGTACGCTACAAATTCTACTGGGCGCGGGTCGTCCGTGTCATATTTAAATTCGACCATGTACCATATCTCGGGCAGCCAGATTTTTTCTGTTTTAATCCTTGGGTCTACTGGGTCTGCTAGGGTTGGAGGGTCTTGTGCGCCAAAAAAAATGGGATCTTTTCTATTGTTGTTCATGATTTATCCTTTCTTATTCAGCAAAATAGTCCTGGCATTCAGAAACATCAAATTTCTTGGTCTTATTGCCCGCCTTACACCACGAGCACTGATAGCATCCATAGAGGTCATGGCCGACTTCTCCACCCTCAAGGCACTTTGTCAACGCAAGCGTGATGTCGCTCCCATAGTATCCATCGTTCTGCCCGTATCCGGGGATCCTCACTGGCAACCCCGACACAGGGAGCAAGGCTATCCCGTACCCTTTTATTCTTTCAAAGAAATTCCAAGACAAATTGAATTCCAGGCCTTCGAAGTCATCGATATTTACGCTTGAGAAGTCTAAGTAATGAGACTCGCAACAATCAGTGTCATGCCATGAGAAAAGCTTTGTCCCGTCGTTAA